CCCATACGGGCTCTGCGCCGGTTTCCCCGAGAGGGTGAAGTTAGTCTAGGGTGCTAAGTACTGCACCTAAGGTAATCAAAGTGATTACACTAGAAAACCTTCTCTCTCTTTAAACCGGTCCTGGTAAGTCCAGGCGTTTGGGCATGTACGTTAACATGCGGTTAATCCCGAGGTCCTGTCTGTGGCCGCCCTTTTAACTCAGACACCTAAAATTAAAATTAATGAAAAATAATATTTTCCATGTCCTTTTAAAAGTAGGGTACTGATTAGTTCAGGTTTGTTTTCCTGAACTGATTGGGCTATGACCACATTTGAAAACCTTAATCGGATCTCTGGAAACAGTTTATCGGAGCAAGGGTCTAATTAGCTATATCTCTTATGTTAAAAATATAAGAGTGGCTTGATTAAACTACCTTGCCGGTACTCCTGTTTCGAGGGGTTATCCTATTAAAGTTACTTCAGACGGTATACCCATAATATTCGGTGATCTGATTCGAATAATTCGTAGAGGATCTTTCCCAGTAAGTTTACTGCGATTGATCAATACAATATTATTTGCAACCAGATCCATAAAAGAAATTCCCAAGTCATTACTTGAGAACCCGGATATTTCAACAATAATAGAGGCCCCAAAATATTTGGAGTTTCCTTTATTTTTATTGAAATATATTCCGGAATTCTGAGAATATTTAGGGTATAGAAGAGGTCGATCAAAGGTCCTTAGTTCGCGCTTAAAATTTAATGGTTTTAAGTTAGCGTCCTCGGCGGGTCCCTTATCTGGAAACAGATATGGGAATGCACTTAACACTTCACTCTCTGACCTTTATTCTTTAACTCCTGAATTAATTCAGGATCTTAAAGTTTTAGGGGGAGAGAGCTTTGCTGTTAAGTTAGATCTTCTCCTAAACTCGCGAGATATCATTGAAGGGGATTTGAATTTTAAAATATTCAAGTCTCCTCTCCGACGTCTCGTTGCTTTTGGGGATAAAGAACTAAAACTACGAATTGTTGGAATCTTAGATTACTTTTCTCAAAGTGTTCTAAGAAATCTTCACTCGTGGTTATATAGAAATTTATCAAAGATCCCGCAGGATTGTACCTTTGATCAGGGGAAATTTAGTATCTCTCCATCATTCTTAGATAGTGATTTCTTCGCATCTGTTGATTTATCAGCAGCTACGGATAGATTCCCTATAAGATTGATTTCAGAGGTTCTAAAAGGTCAACTTCCGGATGACTATGTAGCATCTTGAGAACGTGTGATGATTTCGCATCCATTCTCCCTGTCAGGTAAGATGATATCTTACGGCACAGGGAATCCAATGGGTGCTTACTCATCATTCGCCTCATTTGCAATAGCTCACCATTATATTCTTTTCTTCATCTGTAAGGAAAAAGGTATTTCTTTTCGGAAATGTCCTTATTTTCTTTTAGGTGATGATATTCTTATAATGGATAAAGAAGTTGCCACTCGTTATAAAGAAATCATTAAAATCTTAGGTGTTGATTTTTCACCACTTAAGACTTATGATTCTTCTAACTTTTCAGAATTTACTAAACGTATCTTCTATAAAGGTTCTGAAGTATCACCGTTTCCTATCAGTTCACTGAAGGAGAGTTCAAAGTATTATTATACTCTTACTCAACTTCTTATGGATTGAGAGTTACGGGGTTTCAAATTTTATGACGGGATTCCTTCGGGTGTCTCATCTTATTACAGAATGGTTCGGAAGATGCCTTCTTCATTTTCGAAGAAGATATTTACGAAATCATTCGTTTTTGAATTGGTGACTTCTGTCATCAATGGTACCCTATCGGCTCCAACACTTAACAAAGTGTTTAAGGCTTTAGGCTTTACCTCACTTCCTCAACTAAATTCTAGAGCATGCTTAAGCATACTTGAAAATATAGTTGTAGAAGAGTTCGCAAACTCTAATCCTGCTAGTCATTTTACTAAGGAATCGAAAAGACGTAAGTCCATTGGACTTGGGCCTTTTGCGATTTCTTTAGTAGAAAAACTAACTGGATTGGATGATAATAAGATTGGACAAGGCCTTGAGCTTATATATGCATTACCTCAGTTGAATGCTTATTCAACTATCGAGGAAATGTTTTTAAAGCTGTCAAAGAAAGCTGCGAAGCCAGGAGATTTTCCATTGTATTTGAAGACAATGGCTATCCCTTGGGACGATAAAATCTTTTTTAAACAAGATTCTCGTCTTATGTCGCGTGCTTCTCTTACTATTATATCTGCTCTTGTTGAAAGAGGAAGGGCTATGATAGCCTATCCTCAGTTAATAACAGAAGATAATATAGTGAAGGAACTTCCTTAATAGTTTTAAGGCCAATATGTGATATCAGCCCTGCTGCT